CGTATTCATTCAATGGCATTCCATTCTCACCTACAATTGAAGATCTCTGCACTCAAACGTCGTGTCCCAAGGAAGTTGGAACCTACAATGAGACAAGCACGTCTGACTTTCCTTCGGGGGTTACTGGAAAGATTATCACAACAATCAAGTGGGCAAATCAGGATTCTAAACCGATTTGGTGTACAGAGCTTACCTTTAGGATTTAATAGAAACCAGATTCCCACTAACCCCTCAACCCCCTCTCCTTCAGCTCCCGTTTCTGGGACCGTAGCTCAGCGTTCAACGCGCGTCGAGTAGGGTTCTGGAGCACCTTGAACAGATGGTGGTGCTCGCGGAGATACTCACCCTTTTTCATGCGGATGGTTCGGCGAGTCTTGCGTTTGCCACCATACCAGTGTGGACGGGGTGGATATCTATAACCGGGCGGCGGCGGCGGATATACAAATCTGGGTCTAGATGAAAACCCGCCCATTATCTACCACTGAGATTTACTTCAGCGCACGAGCCGAGATGATATACAGGAACAACGCATTCACCACGCCCAGTGTCAACGCAGGCGCAGACCGAAGGAACATGTTGAATCCGCGCTTGGGTGAGATCGTCATCACATACAACTCAAACAGCACCACAAGACCCGCCGTGATCGCGACCAGCCAGAAGATCACATAGTAGTATGTCTCGATCGTGTCGTTCGATATCTTCTTCGTTAACTCAGACTCGTCTGTCATTTATTTATGACGGCGACGAGTTTTGCGCCGCAGGTCTGTGTCATGCTTCGGGTTTCCATCGAGGAACGAATAGACCCGAGCCATCGCCCACTGCTCCTTACTGAGCTTCTTGGAATACGGAGCCTTCACGCCCTTCCGGAACGTGCCCTTCATCCGCACGGATGTGGGGTTGGTTTTATACGCACCAATACCACGATCATAAACCTGCTGTAGGATGGGTCGCGACACTTTGGAGACTTTGGATAACTCGCCCAGCGAATATCCGTGAACTGGAAGGTGGTGTTTACGAAAGAACCGCAGACGATGGGTATTCCGGGCGGTTTTGCCACCGCGCTGCGGTTTAGGGAGCGGTTTAGGGAGTGCTTCAATCAGTTGCGTCTGAAGATGATTCACACTCTCTTTGTCAAGGGTTCGTAAGTCAAGCATCAAATTTTCGAGAACCAGCCTTACGGGTTCAACACTTTCTCGCCGGTTTTGCATTATTAGTCCAAGCAGGAGCTTGTTTGCGGGGTTCGACATCTTTGCGACAGCATCGGCAGCCACCCAATAAATACGGGGGTTGTCTGGTAGTTCGGCTTGGAGCAACGACAGGGGTGGGGTTTTGTTAATAGGAAAATACATGAAACCATAGTTATCATAATATTGGACGCGCGTATAGCCCCAGAATTTCTGGTAGATATCTCTTACCTGCTTATTGATAGCCCATAACCAGATGAAGTCGATATCTTTCTGTTCTCTTTCTCTTGCCCATGTCTTTAGACGCTCTCCGAGTTGTATTCCAACACCTTTCGTTCCATTGCGCACGCTCACCTTGTCGAGGTAGGCATATGTCCACTTACGTCCAGGCTTAGGTTCATGAGTGAGTATATCAACCATCATCCAGCCGTCGATTTGACCCTTCGCTCTGTAGACAAAATGATAGCGCTGCGCTCCCTCTTTACATCCATCTAGCCATGGAAGAACGTTTTGATTAAACTGACCAGGCTGCTGAAGTTCTTTAGTAGCGGCTTCAATTTGTTTTTGTTGAGTCTGACAATAATATACGGTGATCCCATCTCCCATTACTTGTGACGACGACGAGTTTTCCGCTGACGACGCTTGGACTTCTTGGTCTTGCGTCGACGACCGGCCCGGCTGTATCGCTTTCCAATTTTTTCCCATAGAGCGTTTCTGAGCTCCGTATCGCTACGACTACTCGTTATCAAAGAAGAGTCCTTACCAATTCCTATCTTTCCAAGTGCCTCTATGACCTGTTCGCGTGTCATGAATGCAACGGCATTTCGTTCCATTTGTTCACTCACATTCGAGTGAGCTTGAGCCTCTCGAGCCCTTTGAGCCGCTTGAGCTTGAGCCGCTTGATATTGTGCGTCTAACCTAGCAGCTGACTCTCTGTTTTCCGCTATGGTTAATGCATAATTTACCATGATCGATATATCGGTATCTAGTGAAGTATCCATTGGATTCATATTTTCAAATCCTCGAGGGTTTCTACGAGATAACACTATCCACTGAACGATATTATCCGCAGTTAAAGCGTATATATTATCTACCGTTTGTTGATCGGGATCATCGCGAGTGGGTGTCCATTTAAATCTCGGTATATATTGAAGCTCGTGTTTATATCTGATTCTCTCACCAAAATCCGCAATACCACCTCTTGCGGCAGTTGGACCAGTAGTCGGAGCTGTAGACATTACTATACCACCGGATAAATCTCATACCCACCGACATCGCGCATCTTCTTGTCCTTGTAGTGCTTGGTGGGGTCCATTATACTGATCTGATGAATTGCCAATGCAAATAATCGCAGATCTTGGACCAAATTTGGTCATGGGCGATCAACCGGTCGCGTGACTTCAAGAGCGGGAAATAGGGTAGATATTCATCCATATCGAGAAGTTCCATAAATTTATACAAGATATACGAGTAGCTCAGGAAGTTCGTGCGGTCGTTTGGGCAGTACAGCAGAAACGGCGCTTGGATCTCCTGGAACATTGCGCGGATCTTCTCCTCGATCTCCGGCGTGATGGTCGGAGGTGGATTGCCGTTCAATCTGCTCAGAATGTGAGCCGCATGCTCGTAATACTTCGACCTCCCCAGCTTCTTCAGAATCTCCCGAATCTCCTTCTCCGTCAGATCAGCAATATTGTTGATGCGACGCTTACGGATCTCCAGCACCACCTCGTTCATCACCTCCTCTGGAATCATCGTGGACTCCTTGGCTTGAAACTGGTTCAGGATCTCGTTGAGATGGTTGATCTTCTTATACGCGTAATTGTTCCTCTCCTTCGGCGGGTCGCGAAACGAAGGGAAATCAGACACCACCAAAGAATACTCCTCCGATCCGCATTTGGGGCAGACAAGAATGCCTTCCGAACTGATCTCCTCACGAGCCACATTACATCCAATACAATGCTCCGTCATCTGCTGAACAACCTCCGGTGTATTCGTCAGCTTCATACGGGTCACATACGCATCAAAGATCTGCTTCTTTGATGTGCCTTGATCAGGAGAACACGAAGCCGTAAAGAACTTCATGAACGTCGACGCATCCTTGGGAGTCTGTGTCGGCTGAGCGACGGCATCCGGACGTTTGTAATAATCCATCAGGATGTCCATGTTTTTCATGTAGTAGTCTTCCATAGGATTTGCTCGACTCAGCTCACGTTCAATTTCACGGACACGCATTTCCCATGTTGTGCACATTACAACATCGGCAATCTCGTTCGAAGCCTTTAATGCTTCAATGCGGACACGCAGTTGATCCGCTTCCTCTCGAAGTTCAGCGTCATGTGTCTTTGCGTCACGTAAACCACCTACAATGTCTCTATGGACAGAATCAAGCGTTCCCATTGACGTTGATTCTGTTTCCCGTGTCTTCCTGACTCTGAACACGTCCATATAGTTCGTCTTCTACTTGTCTCATGAAAGCAGAATTCTCGCAGACGATAGGACGTTGCCTGCGAACCGCAGACAAGAGCGTCCGAAAATCAATGCCAGAGTTCTTGCACACGAACGCCATGACCAGAAAAGCTGACCGATTAATGCCCGCTTTACAATGGACAAACACCGTTCCATTTGTTGATCGCAAAAACAGCTTCATCCAATTCTCAAACTCCGGATACCAATCGAGAATCCGCACGGCGACGGAATCGAGAGCATGGAGTTCTGCATAGTTTCCTGGATGTCTGCGCCTCCACCACTCTGGACAATCATCGGCAAATGCGCAATTGACCACGTGGGTAATTCTATATTTGGATGCAAACATTGGTGTCAACTGATACCCAGCCCCGAGCAGAATCCGAGGATAGACCCAAGCGGGAGGGCACTGCATTATGTTATTACAGACTAACCAAGAAAGCTCGTAATAACGACGCTGACAAAGTGTGCCAGAACCACCGACGCTGCGCTCACAACCGCCGCACCCTGGTAGCTCACCACGCCGCTCGACGTATAGGCTGACGGGATATACTGGAGAAGGAGGTTGCGAGGAGTCGCCAGCGACAGGATAAATGTGGCTACAAAGAAGGCTACGTATAACTGAAGATTGCGGAACATGAATCCCATCTGCGGCAG